CTACACGACGGGCTACGACCGCGAGCAGGCCGGCTACCTCTACGGCGCGGCGAGCAACATGGTGCTGGGCTGCGAGTCGCTACGCACCAAGTGCAAGATCATCGCCAGCCGCAAGCGGATCGTTTACAAGCCGCGGCAGAGCTTCTTGTGGTCGATCCCGGCGAACGAGTCGGGCGGCCACGGCGCTAGTGCGTACGTCAACTTCTTCGACGAGATGCACCTCTACAACACGGCCAAGCACGTTGAGATGGTCGAGTCGCTCCGCACAGCGACCGCCAATCGCGAGAACAGCCTCGAGATGATTCTCTCGACGGCCGGTCACGACCGGACCACGATCTACTACGAGGAGCTGCTCTACGCTCGCAAAGTCCGCGACGGGCTGATCAGCGACCCGGCCCACCTGCCGATGATCTGGGAGGCGGACGAGGAGGCCGACTGGACCGATCCCGAGGTCTGGAAAACGGCCTGCCCCAACCTGGGCGTCACGGTCACCCTCAAGTACCTGCAAAAGCTCTGCGACGAGGCGAAGCGGAACCCCCGCAAAGAGAACACCTTTCGCCGGCTGTACCTCAACCAGTTCACGTCGCAAGAGACGCGCTGGATTTCGATGCGTGAGGTGGACGACTGCTGGGGCTCACCGGGCGACCTCGACCCCACGCAGCCATCGTGGGGCGGCCTCGATATGTCGGCCGTCGAGGACCTCACGGCGTTCGTGCGCGTGCAACGCAAGGCCGGCGGCGGCTTCCGCTGCCTGGGCCACTACTGGACACCTCACGCCCGCCTGGAGGCGATGCGGGGGCAGGGCCTGCCGGTCGATCAGTGGATCCGCGACGGCTGGCTCACGCCGATCCCCGGCGCGGTGATCGACGACGCGTTTATCCAGCGGCGGGTGATCGCCGACCACAAGCGGGGCAATCTCAAGGACGTCGGCTTCGACCCAGCCCACGCGCGGCAGATCCGCATCGAGCTGGAGAGTAAGGGCGTCACGATGGTCGAAGTCCGCCAAGGGGCCTTCACATTGGGCGAGCCCGCCAGGGTGCTGGAGAAGGCGATCAAGTCGGGGACGCTCGACCACAGCGGCGATCCGGTGCTGGCGTGGTGCCTGGAGAACGTCGAGGTGAAGACGGACGACAACGGCAACATCCGGCCGGTGAAGCCGTCGCACGGGAGCCAGAAGAAGATCGACGCGGTGAGCGCCTTGCTCAACGCGATCCAGAGGATGATCGCGGCGCCCGCGCCGAAGGTGCTGACGGCCGATGACATCAATCTCTAGTGGGGCAGCGATGCAGACGGCCGATCTCTCTAGCACGTTCTGTGCAATGCCGGGCCAGTGCGTCACCGAGCTGCCGACGCCCGCCTACGCGTCGGCCCAACACTTCCCCGAGGAGTGGTTCTACGGCGGCTTTTGGGCCCGCGAGTCGTCCGCCGGGATTCCGATCTCTCCCGCCACGGCTCTGGGCCACTGTCCGTTCTGGCAGGGCCTCAACGTGATCGCCGGCGACATCGGCCAGATGCCGATCCGTGTACAGCGACGCGAGAAGGCGATCGGCGACAAGAAGGCGCAGTGGGTCGAGGTCGATGACTCGCCGATCGAGTGGCTGCTCAACGAAGAGCCCAACGACTTCCAGACGCCGGGCATCTTCAAGGAGACGCTCCAGTTGTGGGCGATCCTCTTCGGCAACGGCGTGGCGGCGATCAAGTGGGATCGCATGACGGGCGACCCGGTCGAGCTCTTCCCGCTCTTCCCGGAGCGGCTCACCTGCTACAAGCTCGACGACGGCGACTACATCCTCCATTACAGCTTCCTCGACGGGACGACGATCGATTTCGATCCCAGCGAAGTCGTCCACCTCCGCGGCTTGGCGACGGATGGCTTCTGGGGGAAGTCCGCCGTCGAGGTCGCCCGCAACGTGCTGGGCCTGGGCATCGCGGCGCGTGAGCACGCGGCCAACACACTCCGCAACGGCGGCCGACCCTCCGGCACGATCGAGACGACCTACGAATCGATCGACGACGCGGCCCGCACTAAGTTCCGCAGCGAGTGGATGGCGGTCCACGGCGGCGCGCGGGGCGCTGGCGTGCCTGCCATCCTGCCGATGGGGATGAAATACGTCCCGCATTCGATGAGTAACGCCGAGCTGGCGCTGCTCGAGCTGATGAAGCTCGACCGCGAGCAGACCGCCTCACTGCTCAATCTGCCGCCGCACAAGCTCAACGCGATGGAGAACGCGGCGGTGCGGGCCAACGTGGCCGAGGGCAACCGGGCTTACCACTCCGGCACGCTCAGCCGCTGGGGCAACCAGCTAGGCGAAGAGCTCAAGAAGAAGCTGATCCTCCCCGGTGAACGGCGCCGCCATCGCTACAAGGTCACGCTCGACGCCGACACGCTCACCGAGGGTAACAGCGATGAGCGGATGAACCGCGCTGTCAAGGGCGTCCGCGGCCGTCTGCTGACGCGCAACGAGGCGCGGCAGCTGATCCATCAGAACCCCGTGCCCGACGGTGACGAGTTCGAGAACCCCGCGATCGATACGAACGCGGGGTCCGATGACGACAGCACAGTCGAGACGACGGAGACCGTCGAGGACATGCAGGCGGAACTAGCCGCGATCAAGGAACAACTGCGGCTCTCAGAAGCAACAGCCGAAGGCCTGCGGGCCGAGAACCACAAACTCAGGGGCTAGCGATGATCGGACGACGAATTGGGGGCATGCTGCCCAGCAGTTGTGAAGCGAAGGCCGTCGGCGAAGACGCCAAGAAGGCGGCCGTCAAAGCCGCACTGCCGCCGCGGATCATCGCCGAGCAGCAGACCCGCAAGTACGTGAAGCCGCTGCGATAGCCGCTTCTTCGACCTCTAGCCTCCCCCGCGTCAGCATGGGCAAGATCTACCTTTACGGCGTCATCGGTGGCGAGTGGTACGGCGACGACGCCTGCACGTCGAAGGCCGTCCGCAACGACATCGCCAAGTTCGACGCCGAGGAGCCCATCGAGCTGCGGATCAACTCGCCCGGCGGCGACGTGATGGAAGCCGTCTCGATGATCGAGCTCTTGGCCGATCACGCCGGCGAGGTGACCTGCCGCATCGACGGCATGGCGGCCAGCGCGGCGTCGTTCATCGCCGCGTCGTGCGACAAAGTGTCGATGGCCTCGGGCGGCCTCTACATGATCCACAACCCCTGGAGCGTGGTGCAGGGCGGCGCGGACGACATGCGGCGCGAGGCGGACGTCCTCGACAAGGTCCGCGAGAACCTGGCCCGCCAGTACGCGGGCCGCAAGGCGTGCAAGCTGTCGCTCTCTGAGATCGAAGCGGCGATGGCGGCCGAGACGTGGTACACGGCCGAAGAGGCGAAGGCCGCCGGCCTCGTCGATGAAGTGCGAGGTGAGGGCGCCAAGGCGATGGCGATCCCCAAGCGGCTGGGCTTCAAGAACGCGCCGAAGGATCTCTACGGCAAGCCGGCGCGGGGCGGGAAGGTCGCCGCTCTCGAAGCAAGCCCGGCGCTCTGGGCCAGCCGTATCGCGCAACGCCGTCAGGCAACGCTCCGGCGCTAATCCGCCACCACGCTCCGAACCTGTCACGCATCAGACGTCGGCCACCCCCCGGCCCTCCGCGTGACCCTCAGGATACGGATCGAAATGCTTAAGCCCCTCCACTCGTGGAACACGATCCGCGCGAAGCTGCTGGGCAGCAACGTCCGGGTCTTCGCCAAGGTCGCCAGCGCTCAGGGCCTCGTCGAGCTCGACAAGGAGATCGCCGGCCTCCTCGCGGAAGCCAACGCGATCACCAACCTCGCCGAGAAGGAGAAGCGAGATCTCACCGACGAGGACGTCGAGCGTCTGTCGGCGATCATGGACGAGGACACCGGCGAGGTGGCCAAGCTCCAGGCCGAGCGTGACCGGGCGGCGAAGATCATCGCCCTGAAGAAGGCCGCCGCGCGCGGCATGGACGACCTCCGTCGCAACCGCTACTCGGGCCTCGTCAGCGAGGACGAGGAAGAGGACGACGAGGACGACGACAACCCGTTCGCTGAGGACGAGGACGACGAGCCGCACGACGAAGACGAGGACGACGAGCCCAAGGCTCGGCGCCGCTCACGCCGCCGCAAGAACAGCCGCCGTCCGGTGATCCGGCTCACCAATCGCCTCAAGAACTTCAAAGGCCCCAACGCGGCCTGCGACGCCTTCGCGGCCGGCATGTTCATCAAGGCCCGCGTCGCCCAGAAGCGCGGCCTGCGCGACGAGAAGGCCGAGAAGTTCCTCGCGTCGCGCGGCTTCAGGGCGACGCACACCGAGGGTACGCCGGCCGACGGCGGCTACCTCGTCCCCGAGGTGCTCGAGCGGGCGATCATCGACGTACGCGACAAGCACAGCGTGCTGCGACCGCTGATCACCGTGAAGACGATGACCAGCCTCAAGCACCTCTACAACAAGCGGACGGGCGGCCTCACCGTCTACTACGTCGACGAGGAAGAGGGCTACACCGAGAGCAAGAAGGGCTGGGGACGCTTCGAGCTGTCGGCCGTGAAGCGCGGCGTGCTCACCAAGATCACGACCGAGCTGCAAGAGGACTCGATCATCAACGTCGTCGACGACGTGGTCAGCGAGTTCGGTTTGGCGTTCGGCCTCAACGAGGACCGCGAGATCGTCAACGGCGCCGGCGACGCCACGGCGGGCGGCGTGACGGGCCTCGTCCCGGCGCTGGGCACCGCAGGCAAGATCGTCCCGGCCAACGGCGGCGGCTTCTCGACTTGGGCCGGCCTGACGATGGCCCACTTCACGCAGGTGCTGGCGCGTCTGCCCGACCGCTTCGACGGCTTCGAGCAGACGTGGCTCTGCTCGCGGACGTTCTACTACCAAGTGATGCTGCCGCTCTTGGTCGCGGCGGGCGGCAACACGATCGCCACGCTCGAAGCGGGCGCCGCCGGTGGGCCGACGTTCCTCGGCTACCGCGCCGTCTTCACCGAGCAGATGCCCAAGGCGACGGCCGTCAGCCAGGTCTGCTGCCTCTTCGGCGCCTTCGCCCAGGCCGTGGTCCTCGGCCAGCGCACCGGCGTCGAGATCGGTCAGAGCGAGCAGTTCGCTTTCGACGAAGACGTGCTGACCATCAAGGCCCGGACCCGCTACGACATCAAGGTCCACGAGCCCGGCACCGTGTCGG